ATATGGGGGTTTTAAGGCTGAAGGCTGTCCAAGGATGTCCCTTCTTGCCCTCCGGCTGTCTCACCACCGACTCCTCCACGAGACCGGCAACAACCCACCGCTGCACCCACCGCTTCACCGTCTTCTCACTCACACACGTCCCCGGCCCCCTGCGCCCCGCCAGCCGCGCATTCAGCGCATAACGCAGCTCCTTGGCCGTCATCGGCACCTCAGCCTCCTTGAGTAGCCCGAGAACGATCGTCCGCGGTTGCTCATCCCCGTTGCCTCCGTTCTCCCGGGTCACGGTCGGCGTCAGGTCCTCGATGCTCAGCGCCTCCTCGATGTCCTCCCGCACCAGGAAGCGGTCACCACCTCGCATGCCCCGGCTCTTGTCGATCTCGAGGATGAGCGCATGGTCGCCGTACTGCGCCCGATCCTCATCCGTCAGATCCTTGAGCTCCCAGGTCTCGTGCACCGCATTCCGCAACGTGTCCGTCCCTCGGAACTTCGTGCCGTCCTTCGTGTTGTGGTGGATCCACAGGAACGTCGTCGCCGGAAACGCCGTGCCGTTCTCCCGCGCCAAGCGGTACAGCGTGTTGGCGTACTCCTTCTCGTACTCCTTGGCGGCGATCATCATGCTCACCGAGGTCAGCGAGTCGACCACCACCAGCACCGGCTTGATCTCCTCCAGCCACCGCACCAGCACCCGGTACTGGCTCTGCTGCCACTGCGGCTTGAAGTGCATCCAGCGATCAGCCCCGCTGGAATCGATCCCCTGCTGATCGAAGTACTCCGCATAGTCCGTCATCGACATGTCGTTGCCGATGAACAGCACATTCCCCGAGACTGTCGGCTCCACCGTCAGCCCCCGCACTTTCATCGGGCGCTTCTGCCCCACAATCTTGGAGATCAGCACGGCCAGTCGCGTCTTACCCATGCCTCCGCGGGCATGCAGCATCACCGAGGACGGCTTCGACAGAAAGTCCGGGATCAGATAGTCCCGGTCACCCCGCACCTTCTCCTGCCACTGCGGATCCGTTACCACCTGCTCCTGGTGCAGCAGAAACCGCTCGAGCGCGGACTCCACCTGCGGCCCCGACTTGTAGACGTGGGTCAACCCCGAGTCGCGCACCAGCTCCATCAGCTGGTAGTGCGCCAGCTCCGCGTTGTCGTACCCATTGATGATCCGCTCCGCTGTCGTGAAGAACTCTTCCCCTGTCAGCCGCTTCAGCGGTGCATCCTTGATGGTGACCTCCGTCGCCGTCGCACACGCCGGATAGTCGTACCCGAGCTCGCCGGCCAGCTCTGCCACATAGGCCTCGAGATCGGGCCCGTTTGGCCGCCCGGCGTGCATGTCCTTGGTGCGGATCTTGTGCACAAAATCGAGGACGTCACCCCCCACCCCGCACGCCTTGCAGTCCCAGCACCCGGTCTCTTCGGCGTACTGGAACGTTGTGCCACTGCGGCCTCCATGCCATGGGCAACCGCTCATCCGCTGCGGCCTCTCCCCGCTGCGGCTCTTCCACCCGTACTTGTCGAACACCTCGTGGCGGAACACCAACTGCTCCAACCGAGGTCGCAGCAACGCCTGCACCTCCTCCTTGAAGAACCACCCGCGGATCTGCCGCGGCGGCACAGCCGTCAGCCCCCCGAGGTCGCTCATGACCTCCTTCTGCTCCGCCTCAGACAGCCACTGCACCGGCTTCCGATACGGCCGCAGCACATCCAGCACCCACTGCGGTGTCGTCGCTACCTGGCCCTCGTTGTAGTTGAGGAACCGATAGGGCTGCTTGGTATCCGGGTGTGGTGACCCCGGCACAACGCTCTGGCATGCGTTGAACCGCAGCACCACTTCTTCGTAGGCCGCCCCGCTGATCGCATCCACGTCACCACCGGCACCACGGTTGGTATCCCCATGCCCCAGATGCCATCCACCGTCATCGGTGCGCAGAATCAGCGTCTTGACATGCTCGAGCTCGGTCACCAGCCGCTTCGGAACCTGGTAGAGGATCTGCCGACGCCCCGGCTTACCCGATGTCCACGACATCGTCCGCTCCTCGCCATAAGGCTCGTACTCAGCGCCCGCTACCTCGCAATAGCGCGCATCTGCTTCAGGCCCATCGATGTCCAAAGCAATCAGTCCCCCCGAGAACGATCCCGTAACAACGCCTAGGCCGACGTAGTCCTGCCTGAGCTGGTAGGCCGTCATGCACTCAATCCGCGTCAGCGGTTTGGTGCTCCATTCTTTGACGAAAGTGGCCTTGCCAGCTACGGGCACAAAAGCCCAGCCATCAGGAAATACGTCTCGCCGTAGCAACTCAATGGCGCGACCTTGTAGCAAGTCCGCACCGTTGCTTTTGTTCTCTTTGTCCATTACGATCTGTGGAAGCAAGTGAAGGCCAAGACCCCCTGCCACCCGCAGGGGGTTTTTTCTTGGCCGTGGTTCACCGTAACCACCCCCAGCAGGGGGCACAACCCGCCTGCATGAGTCTCAATAGACTCATCGATTTCTGCATAAGCGTCCGGGTAGCGTTGACAAGGTCATGTCAATCCACTAGGATCTGCACAAGAGGGCGGTAACCCCCGCACCTCTGGCACATCACCCACTATTCGAGGGATTTCGCCACATGTCAGCATTCCTATCACCCGACGCCATCGAGGAGATCTCCAAGGAGTCGTCCGGTTCCGGCCGCTACCTGAACCCCTCCAAGATCACCGAAGAAGTCCGAGTGCGTTTCTTCGGCTCTGGTATCACCGGCTTCGAGGCTTGGACCAACGACAACAAGCCCATCCGCTGGGAAACCAAGCCCGAGGAGCTGCCCGCCAACATCCGCCAGCAGGAGGGCTACCAGACCGTTAAGCGTTTCATCGCTGGTCTTGTCTATGACTACTCCGCTGATGACTTCAAGATTCTGCAGATCACTCAGAAGACTCTGATGGATCAGCTTTTTAAGTTCATCTCCGACGAAGACTACGGCGACCCTACCGCCTACGACGTTAAGATCGGAAAAACTGGCGAAGGTAAAAAGACCGAGTACACCCTAGTCGCCGCACCTCCTAAAGCGATCAAAGCTGACATTCAAAAGCGCTTTGACGAACTCAAGTGTGATCTGAACCGTCTATTCGACGGCGAAGATCCGTTTGCTGAAGCTTCCGCTTAATCCTATCCAACGGGGGAGCTCAAAGCTCCCCCTTTCCTTTACACCTCGATGGATACCACAAAGCTGCTGGGTCGCAACATCCGCTTCCACCTATTCCGCACAGAACTCACACTGCGCGATGTTGCCGAGTCCGCTGGAATCTCTCCATATTCCCTGGGTCGCATAGCCAGCGGCAAAACCAAGCTAATCGACCCGAACATTCTCACTGATCTCATGCGCGTCTTCAAATGCGACGCCAACGCCCTCCTGCTCCCCCTCGAGGGCGTCCCCTATGACAACTGACGCCATCCGCGGTCTCCCCAAGTACGAACCGGTCCGCTCCCACGAGAACGGCGAACGCAGCTACTCCACACCCCTCGGTCCCTGCAGCTCTGTCACCACCATCCTGAGCAGCACCCGCGACAGCACCGGCCTGCAGGCCTGGCGCGAGTCCGTAGGCGAAGCCCGCGCTGACTTCATCTGCAACCTGGCCAGCTTCCGCGGCACCCGCCATCACGACGCTGTCGAGCGCTATCTGCTCGACGGCACCGAGCCTGGTTTTGACTTCCTCAACACCCCCTACTGGAACAGCTCACGAGCCTTCCTTGATCGAGTGCGTAAACCTCTCGTAATGGAAGGTGCCATTTACCACCCGCTTCGCTACGCAGGGACATTCGATTGCATTGCCTACTTAGACGACGACGGCGAGCAACCTTCTCTACTTGATTGGAAAACCGCGGACAAAATCCGCAACCCAGCCAAGATGTACGAGTACTCCTTGCAGGTAGCTGCTTACACAGCCGCTGCCAACTATGTCTACAAACCACAAGGCCTCAACATCACTCGCGCCCTGATCGTTGTAGCTATCCCCGACGAACCCCCTCAAATCGAAGAACTCTCCCCTCGTCAACTCACCCAATACATACAGCACTTTGAAGCTCGCATCAAACGCTTTACCCGAGCCCGCGCATGACTGAAACAACCCCAATTCATGCGCTTGTCTCCAACGTGATTGGTGGCGCACTGCTTGTACAGCATGCCCAAGCTCGCGGTATCGATACCACCTGCCTGGAAGATACCAATAGCCCCGACACCTTAGAGCTGTACCGCGACCTCACTACAACCACAGGTTTGAACTTTGAGCTCACAGCTTCCCACGTTCTGACATCGCTCTGCGCTCTCCTAGCCAACGACGAGGTAAGCGACTACAACGTCAAGAATCTCGCTCGCATGCTCTGGGAAGTACTCGGAGACCCCACGCAAAACGGCAGCGAGCCACCCCCGCTCTACACCGAGGCCGGCAAAGCCGTGTATGCCTGGGTTCTCGTTCTCCTCTACCCCCTCTACCTCAAGCACTGATCATGCTCATCGGCATCTACTCCCCCGCCGCCGGCAGCGGCAAATCAGCCATCGCTGATCACCTCGTCACCCACCACGACTACACCCACCTCAGCTTCGCCGAGCCCTTGAAATCCATGATCAGCACCCTGCTGCTGGACTTCGGCTACAGCGCCCAGGACGCCCACCACATGACACACGTCGCCAAGACTGCGCCCCTCCCCGAGATCGACGAACACGTCGACGCCCGCCACCTGCTCCGCACCCTCGGCACCGAGTGGGGCCGCGACTGCGTCCACCCCGAGATCTGGCTCCGCTGCTGGACCTCCCGCTACATGCGCCTCCACCTCCAGGGGATCACCCGCGTCGTCGTCGACGACATGCGCTTCCCTAACGAGGCCGCCCACCTCGATCGCTTCGGCGCCCAGCTCTGGAAGGTCACTCGCCCCGGTGTCAAGCGCAACACCCGCCACGCCTCCGAGGGCAGCCTCGATCACCTCCGCGCCCTCGCTGACCCCGAGAACGATTACTCCATAGGCTTCACGCACATTATTGATAACAATAAATCGCTGGAAGCCTTATACGCTGATATCGACGACATTGTAGCTTTTAATGAGTACACGGTATCTGTATGACCACTCTAACTGTCCTTGAACTGCGTCAGCAGATCGAACATCTAGAAAAGCACATCACAGCCACCCTTAATGACTTCAGCGAGATTACCGGAACAACCGTTGACGACTTAATCATTACTCCTGTTTCTCGCTTCGGTTCTTCCTCTACCGCATACTACGTTCAGCTAAAAATCACCGTCTAGTGGACTCTCATCTCGCCACTGTGCTGCCCCAGTACATACGCCTCACCTCCAGCGCATCTGCTGAAACAATCCGCCGTAACCCAGTCACTGGTCCCTACAGCGAGCTGTACTTCAGACTTGCGAAGCAGCACGGCCTCGCTCACGCCCGAGCCTGGCTCCTCGGCTCCCTGGTCCGAGACCTCCACAGCTCACCCGCCGCTTGAGCCTGCCGCCTGAGCCATGTCGGATCTCATCTCCAAGTACCTCAGCGACATCGCCCGGCACCCGATCCTCTCCCGCGAAGCGCAGCTCCGCCACGCCTACCGCATCCGCGCCTGGGTCGACTACACACCACCCGGTGCCTCCGAGCCCGATCGCACCGCCGCTCCCGCTCACGTTGCCCGGCTCGGCAAGCGCTCCCTGGACATCATGGTGCGCACCAATCTGCGGCTCGTTGTCCACCTCGCCAAGCGCTACCAGAACCGTGGCCTCGAGCTGAGCGACCTCATTCAGGAGGGCAGCCTCGGCCTCATCCGCGGTATCGAGCTCTTCGACCCTACCCGCGGCTACGCCTTTAGCACTTACAGCTACTGGTGGATTCGTCAGTCGATATCACGCGCGCTCTACAATTCATCCCGCACGATACGGCTACCAATTAACGTACAGGATTTAGCTACAAAAATACGCCGCACAATGCACACATTAACTGCAGCTTATGGCAGACCTCCCACCCTCGAGGAGCTGAGCACTGAGCTCGACCTCCCCTGTGAGCGCATAACCGAGACTTTAGTCAGCTGCACCATCACCGATTGCACGTCTATCGATTCCCTTTGCCAGCTATCGGATACATCCATCCTCGAGGTACTCACTACTGACAACCCCACCATCAATGAATCCCCGGACCTAGCGGTTCTATCCACCGAGCGCGAAGAGCTGCTCTACCGAGCACTCGGCACGCTCGATCCAACACAGCATCTGATCGTGCAATCACTGTACTTTGAGAAGCGCAGCTTGCATCAGCTATCGGAAGAGCTGAACATATCGCGATATCGCATCTCCGCCATGTACAAAAAAGCCCTACACAAGCTACGTGTAGAGCTCTCCTACACTTGGGAAGCTTTCGATGCGTAGCTACCAAACAGCTATTTGGTCTACTTCTACTCCTTCTAGCGCAAACGCGTATTTTCCTGTGTACTTGCACCTATGCATACGCTGATAAATGCTAGAGTAATTTAGCTTTAACTTCTCACATAAACTTTTTGCATTATACAGGACGCCTTCGTATCGGTACATAGTCTTAGTAACGTTACCTATAACTACTTCTTTTTCTTTTAGCTTTTTTGTCATTTCGTTTTTTAACCACGTAGGCGACGTAGGTTCGCGATCTTTCTTCGTTTTAGGCACACCTTTTTCATCGTGTCCATTGTCATCTTGCCATCCGAGTATTAAAGCATCTGTGTCTGTGTGCCTTACAACCATGTGGCCCGGGTCTTGACCGTACTTTAAGTAGTACACAATTCGATGAGCATAGAACAGACCATGACCACGCACAGACACAAGCCATTTTGCTCCAGATTTACTACCTGCGGGTTTGCCAACTTTTGCCCTGCTATTTTTACTAACTACTTTCCACACGAGACCGGAAGGTGAGTCGCCGCACACTGCAAACAGCTCTTTGACCACGGGAGGGATGGGCCTTGGGCTGCCTTTCTCGTTGAACGCGTAAGCAACGTCGGTCAGCGGTAAGCACAGCTGGTACGTCTGGTTGGGCATGGCAGGAGCTCAGAACCCCTTGATTATACCCCATACAAAATTTATTCATATACATTTTTTCTAGGCCAGGCCGAGATGTCTGCACCCTTACCCCAGTCTCACTGCGACGCAAGGCTGGACTCAACTTGCGACATCGTGAGACTCAAGCCCCTCAGGTGCGACGCATGAGACTCACTGGGGTGGCTTGACAGCCGCTCGGCCCTGTGCCAGACTGAGCTCACGCGCGCACATCATGCGCGTTTTCGTCTTCCTTGGCAAGCCCGCTACGGCGGGTTGCTTGACAGGATCCCGAACCTGTGCCATCCTTCATGGCATCGGAGCACAGCCGCCCCGCGGAGCCTAGGCCACAGGCCAGCTCCCCGCGGCTGCGCGCCGATACCGGCTCCGGCCGGTTGCTTGACAGATCGGCACCGGGTGTGCCACACTTCTCTCAGTTCGAAACCACCGATGCGTTAAACGCAGTGCGCAGCCGATAAAGCGCGGCCGGCCGGGCGGATCCCGGAGCTATAGCAGCAGTGCGCCCAAACTGACTGGGCGCTAGCTCTTGCACCTCACGGACGGCCTGCTCGGATCACACCGAGCACGAGGACCGTCGCCGAGATACCCGAACGCCAGAACGATGGGCGATAGAGGGTGAGGCGACCAGTACCCGATGGCTGGGGGCAAGTAGGCGAACGCGGAACCTCCTGCAGGAGGGCGCACTGCATGTGTCTTTACCGATCCCGCTGCTGCAGGGGGATCAACGCTGCCCCCGACAGGGGTCCCAGCGGGTGCGCCGGCCCCTTAACGCCCGGTCTGCAGATACGCCCATAGGGTAGCCCGCCGCTCCGGCTTCACTAGGACGGCCAAGCCCTGGCAAACGGCTCTGCCAGGCACAAACCATCTCCCCCAGAAGTTCCCCCTGGCGCACTGCGTCCGGGGGTCTTTTGGCTGAGGTGCTTTGCACCTCGCATCCACAAGCTGTGACCAGCATGCGTTTCAATTCCCGCCGGGCCAACTGCCCCGGCTACCTGGAGTTCATCTGGGTGGAAAAGTCCCTCCCCGAGGGCGTCAACCCCCAGGCCATCGCCCTCATCACCGATACCAACGACGGCCGCTTCCACGGCATGTACGGCCTGCACACCGTGGCCGGCTCCACCGTGGCCGCCGTCAAGGCGGAACTGTTCGCCCTCATCGAGGCCGGCCAATGATCACCGAGCACGCCACCTTCCACATTGAAGAAGTGTGCCCCGAGGACGCTTTCAACGCTTTCTGACCCGCCATGCAAACCCACTTCCGGGAAGTCGCCTTCCCTCCCGTGACCGCCGAGCAGCTCGCCTCGGTCGGCATCGACCGCACCGACCTCTACTGGTCGGCCACTTTCCGCTGCTGGCGCTTCTGCGGCGCCACCGCCGCGGCTTCCCCGTACTTCACCACCGGCCAAATCCTCCACGAGCTTGGCCTCACCCCCGACCCCCGCGCCTGACGCTCCCCCGGAGCTCTACCCCTTTTGTGGGCGAGCTCCCTGGGCGCCTCGCCCCTTTCCTTCACAAGCTGTGACCAGCATGACCAACCCCAACGGACGGGTCCTCTACGAGGGTCCGTCGATGCTTGATGGCGCGCCCATCGTCGTCATTGCCACCGGCTTCGCCGAGCGCTCCGCCAACGACAAGACCGGCGGCATGCTGCAGACCTGGATCCTCCGCGCCGACATCCCCCCACACCACGCCTTCAAGTCCCCCGAGGGCGCCTCTGTCTGCGGCGACTGCCCGCACCGCCTCAACCGCACCTGCTACGTCCTCTGGTACCAGGCGCCGCTTGCTGTCTGGAACTGCTGGCACCACGGCGCCGGCTACGCCCCGGCCACCCCGGCCGACTTCGACGGCTTCGACCTGCGCCTCGGCTCCGCCGGTGACCCGGCCGCCGTCCCCAGCTGGATCTGGGAGCCGATCCTCCCCCGAGTCCGCAAGCGCACCGGCTATACCCACCAGTGGCGCCGCGCTGTCGGCTCCTGGCTCCGCGGCGTGGTGCAGGCGTCCTGCGACTCCCTGCAAGACCTCACCGATGCCCGCGCCGCCGGCTGGCGCACCTTCACCGTGCTGCCACTCGGCGCCCCCGACCCCACCGGCACCATCCACTGCGCCGCCTCCACCGAGCGCGGTAACAAAACCAACTGCGCCACCTGCGGCCTCTGCGACGGTGCCTCCGCCGACGTCGCCATCTGGGCCCACGGCTCCCGCGCCGCCCACGTCCAACCCACCCCCGCCCTCGCATGACCCGCCGCCCCACCCCTCCCTGGATCCGCGCCGAGCACCTCGCCGGCTTCCTCCTCGGCCTGGCCCTCGCCGCCATGGCCGTCGACTACGGCTACCAACGCCCCACCAACACCCTCCCGAGCCTGACGCCCATTCACTACCCCGGCCCATGAGCGACTGCCCCGACCCCCGCCCCCTCAGCCCACCAGACCCTGAGCCCGCCGCCTCACCCGTGCGCGTCTGGCACTTCCTCTCCGCCGACCACGACCACGAGCACTGGACCGAGTGCGCCACCGAAGCGGAAGCCCTCTACACCGAGTACGGCCTCCGCGGCACCCCATACGAAGTCATCTGCACCCTGGAGCCCGCGCACTAACGTGTGAGCTCTTGCTAACTTCCTTGCGTTCATCACAACTACCTGCTACAAATCACCCACATGCGCACTTCCCCCCAACGCACGACCCGCTCCTATTCCCCCACCGGCGCCATCGGCCGCCGCCTGTCCACCGCCCACGAGCTCCAGCTCCAGTCCCAACGCATCACCGCCGAGCTCGCCGCCCACCGCCACTGGCTCTGCGAGCGCATGCAACGCCTTGACCTCGACCGCATCGAGCAAGGCGACCTCGTCGTCACCCGCAAGCTCCGCCACCGCTGGACCTACACCCCCGAGACCGAGGCCCTCATGGAGGCCCTCCGCAAAACCCAGCTCCGTGAACAGGCCGAAGGCCTGGCCACCGACGACCCCACCGTCTACGTCGCCCTCACCACCCAGTACCAGCCATGACCAACCTGTCTGCAACCGAGCGCTACCACACCGTCGCCTCCATGGAGCGCCACGGCGGCGGCTTCTGTCGCGCCCTCGCCCAGGCCTGGTACGTCGCCGATCCGCGCAACAAGCAGCGCATCGAGATGGCCTTCGGCCACATCCTCGAGGACTTCGCCCCCGGCACCCGCTTGTACGAGGGCGCCCAATGAAGCGCCTCGCCCTGTTCGCGGCGCTCGCGCTCTGCACCCCAGCACAGGCGCGCCCCGTCACCGCCACCGTCTATCACGAGTGGTATCACGGCCGCACGACGTACTGCGGCCAGACCTTCCAGCTCTGGGGCGTCTCGGCCGCCCACCCCTGGCTCCCCTGTGGCACCCGAGTGCGGGTGACCCACCGAGGCCGCTCCCTCACGGTCCCTATTACCGACCGCTGCGACTGCGAACTAGATTTATCTGCAGGCGCCGCCTACTCCCTGGGTATCCCCTTGGATGGCATCAGGGAAGTCGACATCACCAACTGAGGTCTTATGGCTAGGAAAGGGCAGTTCAAACCCGCCCCCGAGATCGGCACTGAGTTTGGCAAGCTCACAGTGCTAGATAACACTCACTTCATACAGGAAAGCAGGCAGCGTGTGCCCGCTAGCCTGTGCAGCTGCGTGTGCGGGAAAGAGCTTGTCATTCGCAACTACGTACTTACAAGAACCCGCGCACCCGCTCAGAGCTGTGGTTGCACCCGGCGGCATGGGCAGAGTCAAAGGGGCAATAAGTCGCGCACTTACAACGCATGGATGAACATGAAGACCAGAGTGCGACGTGATCCCTACTACGCCAATGTCGAGATTGTTAGTACATGGTTGAACGACTTTAACCAGTTCGCTAGCGACATGGGTGAGTGCCCCGAAGCTCACACCTTAGACAGGATCGACAACTCAGGCAATTACGAGCCTAGTAATTGTCGATGGGCGACTTTTAAGCAACAGAATAACAACAAGAGCTCTAATAAAGTGATAGAGCATAACGGACAATCCTTGACGGTGCAGGGTTGGATGAATCTGCACGGCTTGGATCCGACCACGTTCTATCGGCGCTTGCAACTCGGCTGGTCCGAGAA